CACCAGAATTACCATAACCATTTAGTTTATTTTTATTGAAAGTGGTTACTCTTTGTGTTCTAGTTAACGGATCAATAGATATGAGTTTACTTGAGTATATACCAGACTCTGTTGCATCTAATGAATCGAATGTTTTTACGAATTCATAGTCTAATACTGTATTTAACCTAGAAGCCATGTTTTCATTATCAATATTTGCTGGTTTATATGTATATGTGCCGTATGGACTATCAGTAAACATAGACTGTAATGACCTAAAATAATAACCATCATTTGTTTCAAAAAACAACATATCCGCACCCTCTTTACCTAAAGGCCTTGCATATGTACACAACCAACTAATTGCTTCGAAAGGTTTTAATCGTGGTATAACAAAATCATATGTACCATATGTTCCTTCTATAAACTGAAGTTTTTTGATGTTTACCTTTAAAGAATTTTTATCAATTAAAATATTAGTTATTATGTCTGCTATTTGTTGACCTTTAAAACCTTTTGAAAGTTTTAATTGTTCCGACAATAACATTTCTTCCGAACAAAAATAAACCGTAAAAAATTCTGAACTTATACTGGCAGAAGGTTTTCTGTTACCTATTTTATATAATCTAAAGGTTCTTATTATTTTACCAGAATCATTTTGTTTTTTTGTTTTACCATAAACAATTTTAATAAACTCTGAACCATCTAACTTTAATTTCTCAATCAAGCCCACAGCATCACGTAATATTACATAACCAGAACAAGAAAATGAATAAATGTCCTCAAAAAAAGAAACTTCAACAACCAGATGTTTTAGTTTATAAACTTGTGAAGAATCTGTTGCGATATCCACAGATTCTAAACTAAAATCTTGTGGATAAGAT